AAACCATCAGAAGATGATAAAACTTTTATTTGGCAATATCCACAAGACGAACTTGCAAAAATTGAACCTACTCAATCAGATATTAATATTTATAGAAAAATGTCAGATGGTGACAAACATGATATAGTATTAACAGAAGAAGAAATATATGATGAGGCAAGGAAAAAAAGATATAGAAAAATCAAAACTCAAGAATTTAGAAAACAATATAATGAATATGAAGCTGAGGGTAGATTGAACGAACTGCCAGAAGATAATATTTTTAGTCCAAAGTTTAATCCAGAAACACCAATGCCCGGCACAGAGAGTCAAGGTGGCATGACAATATCAATGCGACCACAACCAGCTGTTCACATGATGAAAGTTGAAATCCCCCTACCAATTATTGATGAGTTGAATGAACACATTGATGAAAATGTTGGTAAAGATTATTCTAAATTATTAGTTGGTCAAATTAATCGTAATAAAAAGTCAGCACAAACTGGTTTTTCTTTAGAAGATGAAACTGGAAAAGCATTCTCAACTGTGTTAGGAAAACTCGCAGAAACTTTTATGAAGAATGTTACTAAATTAGACTTTGTTGCAAAAGTAAATGATGCTTGGACAGTTCATAGTTATGAGGGTGATTATAATCCTTTACACGATCATGGAAGTGGAACACCTATCGGTCTTTCATGTATCTTATATCTAAAAGTGCCAGATGCAATTGCGAATATACCTAATCCTACTGATGAATTTATTGGATTAAACTCATCAAGTGGTGCAGTAGATGGATTTACTTACTTTACTTGGGGTAGTCATGGCATGAGAGATGTGCATATGTTACGGCCTTCAACTGAAGAATATGTTAAACCAGAGGTAGGAACTTTAATTATGTTTCCATCATGGTTAAGACATTCAGTGAATCCGTTTTTTGGAGATGGAGAAAGAAGAACTTTCTCTGCAAATATTAATATTATGAAGAAAGTGATAAATGATAATGAAAAAACAAATTGACTACAAATATGATGAAGATAAAGCTTTAACAGAGTTAAAGACTTATATAGATAACACCTATGATGAACACTATAGCAAGAATAGATTTCAGGCAACTGAATTTATTATTGATGGTGGTCATGGTGAAGGCTTTTGTATTGGTAACATACTGAAGTATGCACAACGATACGGAAAGAAGAACGGCAAGGATAGAAAAGACTTGCTAAAAGTAATACATTATGGTATAATTGCATTATACACAAATAAATTGGAGAAACTAAATTATGAAACTAAGTAGTCACACAACTTCTGTATTGAAGAATTTTGCAACAATTAATCAAAATCTTGTGATTAAAGAAGGCAACTCAATCGCAACAATGTCTGCAATGAAAAATATCGTTGCAAAGGCTGAGGTAGAAGAAACCTTTCCACAAGAAATTGCAATCTATGATTTAAATGAGTTTCTTGGTGCATTGTCTTTATTTACAAGTCCTATTTTAGATTTTTCAGAAAACTATGTAATGATAACTGAAGAAAATAAACCATCAACTAAGATGAAGTATTTTTATTCAGACCCATCTGTGGTTACAAGTCCTCAAAAAATGATTACAATGCCATCTGAAGAAATTAAGTTTACTATGGATAAAGAAGATTTACTTAAACTCAAAAGAGCTGCTGGTGCAATCGGAGCCCCAGATATGGCTCTTGAAAGAAAAGATGGAACTTCATCTATTACAGTAAAAGATAAAAAGAATGATACTGCAAATAATTATTCTCTTGATGTAGATACAAATGGAGATGGTGAGTTTAATTTCTTTTTCAAAGTAGAGAATATGAAACTACTTGAGGGAACTTATGATGTAGTGATTTCATCTAAAAATATTAGTCATTATAAAAATAAAAGTTCTGATATAGAATATTGGATTGCACTTGAGCCTGAATCAACTTACAAAGTTTAATTTAGGAGTATTATATTATGGAAACTTTTTTGTGGGTCGAGAAATATCGACCAACCACTATTGATGATTGTATTCTTCCAGATGAACTAAAGAAAACATTTGGTGTATTTGTTCAAGATAAACATATACCAAATATAATTTTATCAGGCGGCCCTGGCGTGGGTAAAACCACAGAAATCGGTGCAACTTATATGATGATAAATGGTTCTGAAGAATCTGGTATTGATATACTTAGAACTAAAATAAAAAACTTTGCATCTACTGTTTCACTTGAGGGTGGTAGAAAATATCTAATCATAGATGAGGCAGACTATTTAAACCCTCAATCAACTCAACCAGCTCTTCGTGGTTTCATGGAAGAATTTCACAAGAACTGTGGATTTATTCTTACTTGTAATTATAAGAATAGATTGATACCACCACTTCACTCTAGATGTTCTGTCGTAGATTTTATTATTCCTAATGAGGATAAACCTAAACTTGCATCTAAATTTTTTGCAAGAGTTGGTGATATTCTAAATAAAGAGAATGTAAAATTTGAACCAAAAGCTGTTGCAGAACTTATGAATAAGTTTTTTCCAGATTGGAGAAGAGTTCTAAATGAACTACAAAGATACTCTACATCTGGTAAAATAGATGCTGGTGTTCTTGTAAATATATCAGAGGAAAACATTAATGAACTCATTACATCACTTAAAGAAAAAGAGTTTACCAATGTTCGTAAATGGATTGTCAACAATCTTGATAATGACCCAGTTCGTATTTTTCGCCGTATTTATGATTCCCTTTATGATAATCTGGATGGTTCTACTATTCCCCATGCTGTTGTTATCCTTGCTGAGTATCAATACAAATCTGCCTTTGTATCAGACCAAGAAATAAATCTTCTGGCTTGTATGACAGAAGTTATGGGTCAGGCAAAGTTCAAATGAGTTATGAACTAAAAGATTATCTAAACGCAATCAATCACGAAAAGAAAAATCTGTTAGACACAGATGATGAAATGTGGGAAAAGAAATATCCACCTTTTATCATTAATAAATGTCTTGCACCTTTTCCAGATACCATAATGCTCGTCAATGAAATGAATTTACACAACCACCTAGATAAGAAGTTACAGTTTGACTTTTTACTAAATAGTTTAAGAACAAGGAAAAGATTTACTCCTTGGCTGAAGGCGAGTAAAACTAAGAATCTAGAGTATGTTAAAGAGTATTATGGATATAATAATGAAAAGGCAAAGTCAGCTCTTAAACTACTTAATGATGAACAGATAAAGGCTATCAAAGATAGTTTGAATAAAGGTGGAAAAAATGGAAAGCATTAACTGGAAGCAGGAGCAGATGCTAGAAGTCGTTTTGAAAGAGCCAGATGACTTTCTAAAGATACGAGAAACATTATCTCGTATAGGTGTCGCTTCAAGAAAAGAAAAGATATTATATCAATCGTGTCATATATTACATAAACAAGGTAAATATTATATCACACATTTTAAAGAGTTATTTGCACTAGATGGAAAAGATACCAATCTAAGTGAGAATGATATTGCAAGAAGAAATACTATTGCCAAACTATTAGGTGATTGGGGTTTAGTAGAAATTAAAGGTAGCACAGAACCAGCTGCACCTTTAAGTCAAATTAAGATTATTGCATTCAAAGAAAAAGATGCTTGGGAACTATGCACTAAATATAATATTGGAAAAAAACGAGAGGCCTAATATTGGAAAAGTTTAAGTCATTTATTGCAGAAGAAGATAAAGAACAATCTTATAAGTTTGTTGTTCTCTGGTATAATGACCCAAATGACCCAGATAATTCTGAAATTAATGCAGATGAAATTATGAGTGTTGGTAAAAAATTAGGTCTTAAAGGATTCAAGGTTGAGGTTGATGGTGCATATTCAGAAAAAATAGATGGTAAAAGATTTATTTTTGATAAAGATGATAATAAATTTTTATGTGATGAAAATACTCTTGTATTTGTAAGAGCTGCAATTACTATGAGAAGAAGTTGGTCAGATATTGTAACACAATTAGAACAAGATAATATTTTTTGTGTGAATAGTAGAGCAACTATGGAAATGTGTGCTGATAAATTTAGAACTTATATAACTTTAGCACAAGCAAACATTAGACAACCTAAGAGTGTTTTAGTTAATCATGTAGAAAAAATACCAGAAGCATTTGATAGACTTAAAACAAAATATCCAGTAATAGTAAAAACTATAGCAGGGTCTTTAGGTGTTGGTGTAGTAAAAGTTGAAAATCAAGGAGCATTAGTTTCAACAATTCAAATTATAGATAAGTTAGAACCAAATTTAGGCATCATGATTCAAGAATTTATTGAGATAGAATTTGATGTAAGGGTAATAGTTATTGCTGGTAAAGTACATGGTGCTATGAAAAGACCAATATTAAAAAAGGATTTTAGAAGTAATGTAACACTAGGTTCTGTTCCAGAAAAATTTGAACTAACTGAATTAGAAAAACAAG